CGCTCGCCCTTGGTTCGCCAATTCAAAGCCTGAGCTGGATTACCCATATCAGTTTCTGTAAATGGTTTACCAGGAACAATCATAGGAGCACCTTGGCGTCCCATAGGTGGTTCATAGTTAGGTCCAGCAAATAAGTTCATTTCATTTTGATGCCAATCCGTAGGCACAGTATTGCCACTGTGCATATCGATCTGAACACCAGCACGGATTCGCTCCCGGGCATTTTTAGTTACATTCTTAGCTGTAAAATTAATTGGATTTTGTAAAGGATTCTTAGCCATTAGGTTGGACTCCCTGCATTACGACCTGCGCCTGCTGTGGTCATTCTTAAGTTAGGCGCATTCAATGTTGTTTTACCTGTAGGTTGTGTAGATACCTTAATGTTACCATATTCATCAACAGTAGCAGGGCCAGCGGCGCTAGGTTCAACTTCATCAACATTGTAATTGCTAACTTCGCGTTTTAATTCTGCTTCATCCAGGCTAGGGCCTGCGGCTTCTATAGATAAATCTTCAGCTAGTAATTCAATTAACTTGCGATCAATCATAGCAAGAACATCTGGACTTGTAGCACTAGCCTTAGCAACCTGCAATTTAGTGTATTCAGCGTTCTTATCCTGTATACCATAACTATCTTGATACTTAACAGTACCTGTCCAATCCCTAGCTTGATACATAGCAAAGATCTTCCACATTTCTGTTTCAGCATCTTCTAAGTTACCGGCCATCTCAGCTAATTTGGCATTGAGCAATTGGAATTCAGTGGCCATTGCAACACCACTTAGCAATTTTTGTCCACTAGCGCGAACAGAGCCTGTGTTAGCCATAAGGTCAATAGCGGCTGTACCATGTTCAATGGCTTTATAAATGCCATCTATCTGTGCGCCTGTAGTTTCTAGTAGGTATGGTTTTAAGCCTGGATCTAAGTTCTCTGGCATGGCAACTATGCTACCAGCACCAGCGGAGGCCATAGTTTCATTGGTCTTGACCAATGAAGGATGATTATCTAAACGAATTGCCTGTTCTACTTCACTGAGTTGATTGTAGATAAACTGTTGTGTCTTAGCAATGTCCTGAATGGCAGAAACACCAAAGCCACGCACAAGTGATTTTTGATTATAGCAAATAACTAGAGGAATAAAGCCCAATTGATTAGGCACAACAGTTTCAGCTAGTTCTTCACGAGTATCATAGTTGACTTCATGTGTTGTAATTGTGTCTACAGTCCATTCTTTAACAGTCTGTACAGATCCATTGATCTCTTCAACATATTTGACATAGACTAGTTCATAGCGTCCTGTAGTATCACGCTCCCAACGCCAGTCTATAACAACTAATGGACTTAGGATGGTAGCATATGGTCTAACACCAACAGCTTGCTCATCGGCTTTGGTAATGGCACCTATATCAGGCTTGGCCATTAAGACCCAGCAATGACCAAACACACTAGCCCATGTTGAAACTTCTTTCATAAATGCATCAAGGTCGCGGCCATCAAGGTCTGCATCTTCCAAGAACTGTTCTGTTTCAGGAAGACCTTCTAATGTGCCTAGATCACGCTCAGGCTTTTCTTGAAAGAGGAAACTGTTGTAGACATTAATAACACTTTTACAATGGTTATGGAGAGGAGTTTGTTGCAAGCGTTGTCCATACTCCATGTCTGTTTCTAATTGGTATCTTGTTAGTAATTGGTAGCGTTGATAATCCTCACCGCCCATATAGCTGACTAAAAGAAAGCGCCAATTGGCACGGTTGTAGTTGTAGAACCTATTGGGACTGGCAATACGCCCCAGTTGTTCATCAACAATTTGAATTATACTCATACTCTTATTCCTTGAATTGTGGGGCCTTTATAAACACCCTGATGTCCCCAACGCTGTGTAGTCACTGGGAACATGCTTACATCTCTTCGCACTGGGAACAAATAATCAACCATATAACCCAATGCATCATTCATATGGTCATAGCCACTATCTTTATCTGGCTGTACTGTGCCTTCCTTATAGGTATGGCGTTCTATCGATTCTATCGTGTATTTACACGAGTTTGCAATAAACAGGTGTCTTTTACCATCAGAACCGCATAATCTACTGTTAACAGCATTAATACGATCTCTAACTTGTGTATGACTATTAGGAGCTTTAACTATAAATCCATTATTGGCCAAGATAGATAAATCTGTTGCGCCTCCTGCTGATGTCTTACGCTGTCTAGCCGCAGGATCAGGATAGATCCATATTTTACTACGAGGATAGCGTTGTTTTAATTCATCAGCCATTTCTTGTGTATTGCTTGAGAACATACGAATCTCATCTATTATGTACAAATCATCATTGCGCCTAATAGCAATAACAGCACTCATAGGATCTATGTTAAAGTCCATGCCTACATAGAGAATGTCCATGTTTACATTCTCAGGTAAAGTGTAAGTATTTTCTTTACGGTCAAAAGCATAATAGATACGACCACTATAAGTTTCAAATGTGGCCATAAATTCTTGACGAAACTGTCGCTCATCAAGGTCACGCATTGCCGCATCTATTTCAGCACGACTAACTTGTCCACCATCAATAGTGGTATATTGAAAACTCTTCCAAGCATCTGGGAATTCTTGTTCCATCTGATACAATTCATAGGCCCAGTTTGTGATACCTTTAGGAGTACCAATGAACATGGCCTTGCCTTCACGGTCAGCTAGGGTGGGTCGCAAGACTTCAAAGAATGCTTCTGGATCTACATCGGCAAACTCGTCCATTATTAGATAATCCAAGCCTACACCACGCAAGCTATCTTCGTTGTCTGCGCCCTTAAGAGCAATGGTTGATCCATTTTTTAATAAGATTGATAATTCACTTTCATTTGCCTTGCGGACCCAGCGTAGATCAGTTAGCTTTTGTTTTAGCTTGCGCCATACGATCATTTTAGCTTGTTTGTAAGTAGGGGCAACATACCATACTTCCTGTTCTGGGACTCTAGCATGGAAACAAAGTTCTCTTATTGCCAAATGGGTCTTTCCAAAGCGTCGCCCAGCCACAACAACCTTGAACCTATGGTTATCATCCGCAATAGTTTGTTGTGGAACGCTAAGTGCCATTAATGTGTGAATATTTTAATAATTGTTTCTAAATGACCAAACACTAAACTGAGTAAAGTAAGTGCAATACCACCTATCCATACCCATTTGTCTTTGAATTTAGTAAGATCATCTAGCAGACTCATTACTTTTGCATGTTCTTTAGAATTTTCTTCGCGAACATGATCCAATTGATCAATAAGTTTATTGTGACTGTCGATGATGTTTTGTTTAACTTCGTCTATTTTCTCAGTTACACCATCCATCTTTGTTTCTAATACGGCAACACGCTCATTTGTTGTAGGCATTATAGTTCACCATCATTCCAAGGTAAAGGTTGGTTTGCGGATGAATCCTGGGGATTATCACTTTGGCCGAGGATATTTTTGCCCAGCCAAATCAACATAGTAGCATTGCCATTCATAGCTACTTTAAGCTGTGCAGAGCGTAATCTACGCTTAAGTTCAGCGCGGCCTTTTGCAATATAATCCGCAAAGTTGTATTTTAGGGTATCTGGCTTGACTTGAAACCAGTCACTCATTTCTTCTAGGGTACAGCCCATTGCGGCCAGCTTCCATACTTCATCAGGAGGTACAACCTTACGGTTCGCACCTCTCCCAACAACTAAGCCGTCCTTGGTAACTGTGCCCCATTTTGGCTGTTGGCGTGCCTTATATTCCCATTTAGCTGATATTGTTTGATGTGGAGTCTCAGCAGGAATCTCACACGCACAGTCTAGTTCGTGTAAGCATTCCCGGGTATTTAATTGTGGAGCGGTGGCATGAACAGGGCCACTATCTATTATGTTGGGCATCTTGTATTTATTTGATACCCTGGAAAACTAGTAGAAAATGACTATTTGTTATCGATCTTTAATAGTAAATGACCAATAGCATCACTTAATACTGATTCATTTGTTTGCAGTTGTTTAATAGTCTGTAGTTGTTGTTCTAACATCTTACTCAGTTGCAATTGATTAAGTTGTAGTTCTTTTAGGTTAGATTCTAATATACTAGTTCTAGTACTAAGTTGTAACAACATGTCATAGGGATCTATATTAAACTGTATCATGATCAAATTCCATTAGGTCTGCAAAATTATTTACAAGATTTGTTGTTTCTACTAGTTCTATAGCATAATCAGTATCAGCAAATAACTTATTCCAGCGTTCTATTGGGGCCATGGCAAAGTCTTTGGGTAAACCATTGCGTTGACGCCCACGACCTTCAGTGATCATATCTTGCAACAGATCCATTACACTACGATTAATACCTTGTGTAGTTTTGAAACCTTTTAATGGCCTAGCTATAAATTCTCTTAGATCTTCTCTAGATTCTATAGCATCTGCTATTTCTTCTACTACTTGTCTAATATGACGACATAGTTCTTTTCTCTGTGCTAGTGTTTGTTTCAAGTAAGTAGTGCTGTATTCAAAACCATCTCTTGGCGCCATTTTTTCTGTGCGTATATATCCAATCTGTTTCATACTAGTCCTTTCAAACCTTGTTTGTATTCACCTTGTTTTTTACATTGTTCATTGCGAGTAATCAAGTGAATATTGTCAGGATGCCAACCTGCTTCCCAATCAATTCTCGCCAACACTAAATCACTACTGCCACGACCTCTCAAATGCCAAGATCCATTCCAAATGTTATAAAAATCTTCGAATTCTAATTCAAAGCTATCACCTCTAAATTTGGCCTGTGCTCGCATCTTTAAGAATGGTATGTACATGCTGTGTTTGTATTCGTCAGGGCCTACTAACCAAGTATGAGGGCGATTGCGTCCTTTGGCATGTAGACCTGATATTCTTTGACTTTTTCTTGGCATATTCATTCTCCTATATTGTATTTATATAAATCAGCTAATTTAGGTAAAATATCTACGACTATTTTCCAGTTGTTCTGGATCTGTATATTGATTGGGCATGCCATCAGGAGTAATGTCTATAACTTGTCCCGGCAATTGTCTAACAGGAGATAATTGCACAAAGTCTTGCCAAGAGATTTCTTCATTAACTGGCAAATCCAAAGTGTGTTCTTCGTATATGCCCATGTCAGTTAGAGTTATTATGTGATATTTCATCTTAAGATTATAACAACAATAAATATAACATACAAGTAAATTGGAGAAATATGAAAATAGCTGTTTATGCCATAGCCTTAAATGAAGAAAAGTTTGTTGAACAATTTTATCAAAGTTGTCGAGGTGCTGATCTAGTCTTAATTGCAGATACAGGTTCAACCGATAATACAGTCAACTTGGCTGAAAGTTTGGGCGTTAGTGTACATAAAATTTCAATCAAGCCTTGGCGCTTTGATCATGCTAGAAATGCCGCTCTAGCTCTTATACCTGCAGACTATGATATCTGTATCAGTTTGGATCTAGATGAAGTTCTAGTTGATAACTGGCGACAACTAGTAGAAGATGCTTGGCACAAAGATACTACAAGATTGCAGTATAGATTTAACAATGGTATGGGTAATATATTCAATGCTACTAAGATACATGCTAGACATGGATATGCATGGCATCATCTTTGTCATGAAATGATTGAAATTGATCCTCGCATGAAAGAATCTTGGCGTGTAATTAATGACATATTAATTGAACACTATCCAGATAGAACCAAAAGTCGCAGTCAATATTTGCCCATGTTAGAAGCCAGTGTTAAAGAAAGACCACAAGATCATAGAGACAGTTGGTATTTGGCTAGAGAATATTTTTATGAACAAAAATGGCAAAAAGCCATTGATGAATGGAATAGATATTTGGCATTACCCACAGCCACATGGCATCACGAACGCAGTTTTGCCCTAAGACATCAAGGTCGTTGTTATCAAAATTTAGGACTACAAGGACTTGCATTAACCGCCTATAGATCAGCAGTAGATCAATCAAGATTTATTCGTGATACTTGGTTGGATCTAGCACAAGTCTGCTATGATTATCGTCAATGGCATGAATGTTATTATGCCGCTACACAAGCACTTACTATCACAGAAAGAGAATATGTGTTTACAAGTACACCTGAACCTTGGGGGTGGCGATTATATGATCTAGCCGCATTGGCTGCATATAATCTCAAGATGAAAGAACAAGCCATATATTATGGAGGACTTGCTCTTGAACATAATCTTAATGATGAACGATTAATTAAAAACTGTGAATATTATCTAAGTCTTTAAGAGCGAATGCTTCGCTCTAACTTTCGCTTGTCGCTCAAGTTATTTTGTTTTTTTT